GGGCAAACAGATACGAGAAGGGTGCATTTCAAGAGATTCATTATCATGACGATTGTGATATTGCAGGTGTTGTATTTTTGAATGATGGTGAAGACTTCTCGAAGTTTTATTTTTGGGATGCTAATCACACAGCATTTACTAAACCATGGATCAAAATATTAACAAAAATGAAATTATCTAACATTTATTATCCTGATGTAAAAGCAGGTGATGTTATATTGTTTCCATCACACATGTTACATGGAGTATCTCCACATGGATCTGATACAGTCAGAAAAACATTTTCTTTTAATGTGGTGGTGACAGATGTCTGAAGTATATCTAACTGAAAATTTCATGTCTAGTGATACATGTGACTGGTTCACATCATTTCATGAGACTATGTTTCCGTTCTATGGAACTAATTTTGAAAACAGAAAGATCATTAATTTGACTGAACTGATCCATGTATTGTACAATAATACTCTACCATATGATGTCACTGACTATTTGAAACAAACTCAGGCGGATCTCATTACAGAAGTTAAGAAGTATGATCCCCAAGCATTTCCTAATTACATTCACTGCACTAAGTGGACTGCACCTATCTACCAACCAATTCACACAGATTTTGATGAGCATGTGTGGACATCTATTTTATATCTCAACGATAACTTCACAGGTGGCAATACAATCATTGAAGGTGAGAAGATAAAACCCATGAAGGGTGCTGTTCTTACATTCAAAGGTGAACTTAAACATGGTGTTGAAGAAGTTATTCAGGGCAATCGTTATACAATTTCGGTATGGTATAAAAATAAACTAGGAGTAAACAAATACAGATGATTATCGATTTATTCCCAACATCAATTTACATGGATAGTTTTGAACTATCTCCCAGCGATCATGCAAACTTATCTCAGGTAAAACTCTACAGAAATGTAGATGAGGAAGCATGGGTCAGCGATACTAATTTACATTTACAACCATGGTATCAAAGCATACAAGGTAAGATACAAACTCATGTAGAGAAGTACATTTATGACGAAATGGGTTTGAGTAAAAGTTATAAGATGCAATGTCATGGTGCATGGTTGAATAGAAATGACAAAGGAGATTACACATCAATTCATCATCACTCTAACTCATTGATTAGTGGTGTCTACTATCTTGCTGTTCAAGATACACAGGGACGCATACAATTTTATGATGACAAAGATGGACCTTTCGGTAGATACTTTACTGTATTAAATTATACAGAACAGAACAATCGCAACAGTCATCGTGCTAACGTAGAGTGTAAAAATGGCACAATAGTATTATTTCCATCGAGATTGAAGCACTCAGTGGCACCCAACCTGTCCGAAGAACCCAGATTCTCACTAGCATTTGACTATACTATTGATGGTATTTTCGATGCGATGGTCAACCGAGTGAACTATGTGCCAGTCAAATAAACTGTCCACCCACTTCCCCATTCCAGAATTGTGTGCTATAATTCATAGGTAAACCACACGGAACAATGCCGCAATTCACTCTCATTTGCACAGACGAAGACAACACAGTATCACGAAAGGAATTTGAGGCGACTGTTCTAGACGAAGTTGTTGAAAAAACTGCTGACTTCCTGAAGGGAGTTGGTTATTGTTTTGAAGATCTTCAAACTCAGGTGTATCCTCTCCCCGATGAAACACCTGACTATGACACGCTTTATCGGAATTCCGATACCTGATACATATTACAGTAGTTTACTAAATTTTCAAACTTAGACATGGGTAAGACTTTTCGTAGAGGTGGTAACGAACGAGGTTACTACTCTTTCGGTAAATCTATTCGAGATAAGCGAGCAAAAGGAGGAACCAATCGTACAAACTGGGGGGATGACTACAATGAAAAAACAAAAGAGTCAAAATCTAAAGGGCGACGAACAAACAGTGTCGAATTTGAAGATGACAGTTGGTGAAAATGACTTCGATGAATTTGAAAGAATTTATGAAGACATTGAATATGATGATGGAACTGCGGTAGACTATGACCTAGACTACACTCATTCAGTCTGATTAAATGGATACCGAAAACCAAGACGTAAAATTTAATCGTGGACTCGACTTATTCATCGAGTCCGTGTTGAAACCCGATCACAAACTACGTCAATGTGCTCACAATCAAAAGTGTTTCAATGAACTCATGTGGGTCAGAGATGACGTGCTAGAGTATCTCAGAACAAAGCGGAGGGACACCTAAAATGATAGGTCTCCACTCTGCTATTCTCGACAAAGATGAAAAAATGATCCTAAAGGATGCCTTGTTCATGTACGTTTCTAATTTACAGAAACGATACTATCGTGACAAACTTATTGACAAAACTGTCTACTTCGACAAAATGAAAGAGGTCGAAGAAATTGTTGAAAAATTACACCTTTCGGAACTATACCGATGATGCAAAAAGAAATTAGATTGCTTAAACATGCAATCAAAAAAGGAGAAGAAGATCCGTTCCTCTATTCTAATGAGGAAATGCACAAGTTGAAAAAGAAACTCAGGACTATCCGTGAGTGGAAACGATCTGCTATCATTGCACAAAAAGGAGGATTTGGTTATGATGTATGATGTTGATTTTGACATCGCTTGGGATGAAAATGACATGGTTCGTACACCCGAGGATGATTGGATTTCATCTGTTCTTGGTGATGAAACTGAAGTAATTGATGAACTTATTAATGGCAACTGATCGCTGGCGAGTATCTTGGAAACGGCAAAAGAAAGTCAATGGATTCACATCAACTCAATCAGTTGTAGTGTATGGCATTGACAATGTAGAGCACATTATTAAAACGGTTGTTCCTACTGATGAGTGGGATGTGACACCTGCATAAACTGTCCACCACCTCTTGACTGGGGTGGTGTTTTATATTATATTATAAATGTTGGAGGCAAGGGTGAGCACAGAAGTTGCTCTTTAAGGCGAACCTCTCCAACACATAATTCACTACACTACAATGGAAGTTCAAGCACACGGAAACAAATACGAAGACATCGTAACTCGTGAGAGAACTGGTCTATCTAAGAAAGAATACGATAAACTCAAGAAGAATGGATATACATCCAGTTTTGATCTATCTAAAGGTCTGAAGGTAGACTATAATGCGAGCATCAAAACTACTGGCAACAATACTATTTGCTGCTCTGATATATTGAGAATGATGTCACATGATGACTATCGTTTAATCGTTGGTTGTTATACACAGGAAGGAGATACTAAAGTATTTCATACACAATATGAGTTCCTTATTCAACCTAAGGATTATGCTGTATTGTGGGGAAAGATGGACTATCAACTAGTGGAATCATTTGTAGATTTTGTAAAAGGAATTCCAGAAGGACCAAAAGCACAGAAAGATACTAAATTTGTTCGTGATAACTTTCAACAAAGCGTATCATGTAATGAAGCATTATTCTCTATCAATCCTAAAGTAGACAGTAAGAAGCAACGTCGCGTTCAATGTTCACTAAAACTTGACGAATTGATTGCTAGTGGTGTACAATATACAAAGGAAGATCTTAACCTTACCATTCAATCTTCACGCCGTAAGTTCAACAAATGAGAGCATTTTGTCCCCCAAAAAATACTCCTGAGAAGGACATTGTGATGACGCCAGAATATCTGGCAAAGGAAATTATTCAGCACTATAATCCTACTGGCAGGATCCTAGATCCTTGTCGTGGTGAAGGTGCTTTCTATGATAATTTCAATACTGATGATAAAGATTGGTGTGAACTTGGTGAAGGTAAAGATTTTCTCCTATATCAAAAGAAAGTCGATTGGATTATTACCAATCCACCGTGGTCTAAGATGCAACAATTCCTAGCACATGGTATGGTAATTGCTGATAATATTGTTTATCTTACAACTATCAATCACTACACTACAAAACGTAGAATTCGTGATATGAGAGAGCATGGATTTGCTATCAAAGAGATATACAATGTCCCTACACCTAAGAATCCTTGGCCCCAACTAGGGTTCCAACTTGCTGCTGTTCACACACAGCGAGATTATAAAGGTGATATTAAGTTTTCGTATTCACCCGATCTTTCCTGATATAATCTTATACATACTTAAGTCAATCCTACGATTGGCATGTTAACGCCTAATTCGGGCACACTGAGGATAAAGAATGAACCGAGCGCAACGCCGTAAACAGCGGATCAATGTCGATGATCTGTTGTACATCGAAGAAATTATTTCAATCGACGAGTGGCATGAAGAGTGGGAAGTATGTCCTATTCAAAGAGACCACGAAGAGAGAGCGAAGAAACCAAAACATCGACAAAAGTTTTCTAAACTAGAATCATCACACTTGGAAGTTGATGGTGCTATTCTAACCAAGGATTGCTACGATCCTGAGACAAAACAGACATATAAAGCAGGCACAAAATTCAAGACTAATGGTCACACTAGGGATGCACACTGGTGGTCCGATGATACTGCTGACTGGATGCCTGAAAAAGTTCGTGTGAAATATAAGAAGCACGAAGATATGGCAAGCATCTATAAAGAGTATTTGATGCATGATAATCCTGATGATGCTGAGATTGCATCTGATCGTGTTGATGGTGCTTACCGTGCTGTATTTGGTGACAGACAAATTGTCATCAAGGATGGTAAATTGAGGAAGGTCGAACCAATTCAGTTTGCTGCTATTCAATGCTTCCCTAACAAATACACCACAAAGATGAAGACCAATACGGTTAACATCAAACTGTGGGTTAGTGATATTGAAGATGCTATTCTCTGGGTCCGTAGTATCTTCCTCGATGATGAGTTTGACTGCTATGGTCAAACAAATCTACCACACTATAATCCATTCACATGGGCATATTTTGTTTCTTTCATGAAGCACAAAGATGATCCCGAAGCACTTGCTAAACTCAAAGATCTAATCCTGAGAGTATCGAACTATGAAATGGTGATCAACCCGCAAACAATGAGGGAGGATCGGTTTAATACATTGAACTGGTTAATGAGAGAGTGGCAACAACTCAAAGCAGGGACATCTAGGTATGTTCAAACTGCTGCTATGAACGGTAATGTACCATCCCAAAACATGAAGTCATTTACGCTTATGTGTATTGACTATTATATTGAAGGGAAATACTTCAGCAAAGATGGATCTATGAGAGGTGTAAACTGGAAGCAGTATCTTAACGAGTGGGAACTGGCGTATAAAGTATCACACGGCATGACAACATCCACTGAAGTTAGCACACTGCCATTTGAATTCTTTCCCGATGATGAGGAAGAAGACGTAGCGTGAGACAGTTGGCATAGTGTCACAGACCCCTTGACAGGGGTCTTTTTTCATGCGATACTATAGTCATAGTCAAGGTTTTACATGCAATTACGTCCCCATCAACAACGTGCATTCGATGCTATGCAAGCATCAAATGTTGGTCAGGTCATCGTACCTACTGGTGGTGGCAAGACTTATATCATGATCGCTGATTGCAAGGCACAGACTTCACCAACTACAACAGTTGTTGTTGCTCCTCGTATTCTTCTTGCCAATCAATTGTGCGAAGAGTTCATGTCACTAATCAGTGCTACATGGACACACGTTTATCACTGTCACAGTGGTGAAACTCATCATGCTAGTGGCACTAACCCTGAGAAACTTGCATTGTATGTAAATACCGCTCGCGCTGCAAAAGAGTCCGCGATTGTATTCACTACCTATCATTCTCTTCAGCGTGTTGTAGATAGTGGCATTGATATTGATACCATTTATTTTGATGAAGCACACAATGGTTGCGGTCGTCACTTCTTCAAAGCACTATTTGCTACCGCACAGTATGCTAAGCGTCGTTATTATTTCACAGCAACTCCGCGTGTTGGACGTGGTGTAAGTGTTGCTCGCGGAATGAACAACACCGATATTTGGGGTGGTGTTCTTGAGAATGTTCCTGCTCAGGAACTCATCGCTAGTGGTGCAATCGTCCCCCCTAAAGTTGTTCCTTTCGAGACCAATCGCACTCGCACTAAGCACAATGCTCACGAGGTCGATGCTGACAACTTGAGAGATATGTTCGAGGATTTGAACACTGATCAAAATCCTAAAGTTTTGGTTGCTGCTCCATCTTCTAAGGTCCTTGGCAACATGCTCGGACAGACTGACATTCTTGATTATTTCTATCGTGCTGGATATGATGTCATGCACATCACATCTAAGTTTGGTGCTATCATCAACGACAAGAAAGTTGGTCGCGAAGAATTCTTCACCACATTGCAAGAGTGGGGTGCTGATGACTCTAAAAAGTTCGTCATCTTCCACTATTCTATTCTCAGCGAAGGCATCAATGTTCCTGGTTTGACTCATACAATTTTGCTTCGCAATCTTCCTATCATTGAGATGGCACAGACTATCGGTCGTGTTATCCGTGTTCACAAAGATGACCGCGCTGCTGTTGCTGCTGGTAAGATTCCTGCTGGTGCATTTCACCTCTACAAAAAACGTGAAGGTGTTGTAACTATGCCAACTGGATATAAGATGGGTGATGCAATTGGCAAGCGATTGCAGAATGTTGTAAACCAGATCTTTATTGAAGGTGTTCCCCCTCTTGCATATTGCTGATGAAATTAAGATCACAAAAAGATACCATATTGTATGGGGATTGTAGAGACACAATCCCCCAAATTCATGAGAGAGTTCAAATGTGTGTGACCTCTCCACCCTATTACGGTTTGCGCGATTATGGTGGACAAGATAAACAAATAGGACTGGAACAAACACCAGAAAAATATATTGAAGAACTGGTAAATGTGTTTAGAAAAGTTCGTGATGTTTTATCTGATGATGGTACATTATGGGTGAATATTGGGGATAGTTATTATAACTATCGACCAGGTAAAGGACAAGCATTAGTTCAACAAACTGTATCAAATACTAAACAAGATCTACCAGACAATTGTCCTCGTAGAGGTAACAAATTAGATGGACTAAAAGAGAAAGATTTGATTGGCATTCCTTGGATGTTGGCGTTTGCATTAAGGGCAGATGGATGGTATCTAAGACAGGATATTATTTGGAATAAACCTAATCCTATGCCAGAAAGTGTGAGAGATAGATGTACAAAATCACATGAATATATTTTCCTGCTCAGTAAAAGTCAGAACTATTATTTTGATGTGAATGCAATCAAGGAAGCAACGCGACGTAAGCGAAGTGTATGGAATGTTAAAACAAAACCATATAAGGGATCACATTGTGCAGTGTTTCCACCTGAATTAATTGAACCGTGCATCAAAGCAGGTAGTGATATCAATCACACAATTTTGGATCCGTTTATGGGATCAGGCACGACTGCAATGGTTGCTAAACAATTAGGGAGACATTATATTGGATGTGAGTTACATCCAGAATATAAAAATCTCATCAATGATAGAATACCTAACACTGCATTGAGCGACCTGATACAGTGTGACAGTTGACATACTGTCCACTCATGCCCCCACAGGGTCCGATTCCATGTCATACTATGTTTATAGCAATCAAGGAAACAAACATGTCCACAAACGCTCGCATCGGTCTCAAACTTGACGATAACAATATCGTCTCTGTTTATCATCATTGGGATGGTTATCCTGAGTGGTTGGGTAAGCAACTCGTCGATAAATATACTACACGCGATCAAATTGAAGAACTAATTGATGGCGGTGACATCTCTTGTATCGCTTCAGATTCTGATTGGAACTTGAATGATGTACCTGAGCATGTTCAATATTATTCTCATCGTGGTGAAGACTGTCCACCTAAACTTGCTGAAAGTGTGAGCGAGTATTTTGAGCAGTGTGATAACTGTGGTGCTGAATATGGATATGTATTTGAAAAAGGTGAGTGGTTTGTATATAATACCGCTGCTTGGGCGGGTCCAGTAGGTGTTGCAATTGACTTGCATGAAAGGATCGCTAGAACAGAGGGCAAATAATGAAAAGATTCATTCAGTCAATACAATTTGATTTCACAAATCATTTTGGCAATCCATACACAAATACATCTAAAGATCAGCAAGAAGAAATCATTGCTGATGCTAAAAATGTGATGTGGGATGCATCAACTCAAGAAGAGTTAAAACAACAATTGGAAATAACATATGGTTATCAAGTAATTAACGTTACTTCAGATTTCTATCTTCCAGTAGAGTATGTGTGACAGTTGGCATAGTGTCCACTGATCGCCCCATTGGGTCCGATTCCATGTCATACTATACTCATAGTTAAGCAATCAACCATGCGTTTTTACACCAAAGCACAAGTCCTTGAGCAGTTCCGTTACAACTGGAAAGTTGCAACAATGCAGAATCCTCGCCTTAAAGGTGATGTCGTCGCAAAGCGCGAAGACTGGAACAATTTCACTGACATGTTATGCAAGTGCAACGAAATCAGCATGAATCAGTACAACAACTGGACAAACCCTTTTTAATGGAGAAACTTATGTCATGTGACACAAATACAGAGATTTTAGAAAATCTCTTTGAACAAGTTCAGGAAGAATATCCTGACTTGACTGAAATCGAACAGGCAACAATCGCATCCCAACGTTTTTGGAATCTCGCACAATGACCGCTTCGTTCCCTATTCTCAGCAAGATGATTCACTCTAAAAAAATGATCATTGACGTGATCAAAACTTGTGAAGACATTGACACACTGAACCGCAATTCACGGTTCGAGGTATTTTGTAGAGTATGTGACAACTTGTTGGAAGAGGGAAGAATCACTAAAGCAAATCACACTCGTTGGACCAACATTTTTTGATCATGAACAACTTCCAACTGTTAGAACTGAGTAACGAAATTCAAGAGCACATTTCAGTTGCTGGTGAACTTTGGGAACTAAGTGACTTTGAAATTACCGCTCTGTGTGGTATCGTCGCGGATGCATTCTCATCGCGTGGTATTTCAATGCAACAAACACTAGGAGGAAAAAATGACTGACAAAAAGAAGATCGAAGACGTAACTGACTCACCTGAAGATTGGGACGATTTTTGGTTCAATGAAGATCTGGGATTGTCTTACTCTATGTCAGAGGATGACATTGAAGAGTTAATGAAAGAACGTCCAGAGTTTTCAAATCCATCAATCAACGCTAATTACGTTCAGGACGTAATCAACGGCAAAAACGTATTCCGCCGTTCAAATTCACCTCTATCTGACTGATACAATGCAAACTCAAGAACGCGATCAATGTATTGACAAGATGGCAAATCATCTTTTCAGTGTGATGCAAGAATGCATCAAAGATGACCGTAATGAAGATGCTCTCGCCATTTGTGAAGAGTGGATGGTAGATGGAAAAGATCCGCAAGATGAAGATACTGAATATATTTTTATTCCTAACATAACTTACGGCGATTGGACATGGGATGTGTGACAGTACGATTAGTGGCACACGTTAACACCATTTGATGTTT